TTCACTATCAAGCTTAGCTATCCCTTTAATTGCTCTTTTAGCCATTGGAATACTCCCCATAGATATGGACTTACCTAAATCTAAAGCATGCTTCCTATAAGCTGGAGAGAATATAAAGGCGTCTGCTTGCCTAGATATTGGCCCTAATGCTTTATAAGCAGCTACTGCATTATTGCCTCCTAATCCAAAAGTAGCTAAACTTGCTATTAATTTGCTAGTAGTAGGATTATTAGCTCCAGAAATATTCTTAGATGCCCTTTCTATAAAATCTACGCCTTTATTTATCGAAAAAAGAGTCTCAGCATTTTTAAATGCATGTCCAAATTCAGGATATCTCTCACCATACCTACCCAGGGCATCTGTTAGTACCTTTCTAACGGGCAACGCCTTAGACAGAAATGTATCACCGCCTTTAAATTCTCTAATAGCTTCATCTAAATCTTTTTTTCCACCCCATACATCTTTTACCGGAAAATATCCTTTAGGCGTCTTCTTTTCAAACTTATCAGCTATCTCCAAAAGCTTTTTTTTTGTGGGAGATAAATCATCAAAGCCTCCTTCGGCATACTTTCGCAATTCTTTCATTACTGCAGGCTTACCAGTCATACGCAACTTATTAGGATGGGATTTAACAATCTTATCAGCTATTTCATAATTATCTTTAGAAAGTTTAGATATAGTACCTTTACCGAATAACTCTTTAACAGTTCCTACTGCTGGTCCCATCAACATAGTTCCCATTTTAAGATAATTAGCTGAATCTTCCGGAACTCCTAATGCCATAGCTCCATGCTTAACTGTATTAGCTGCTGTAAATAGCTTAATTGCATTTTTTGCTGCCTCTAAACCACCCTCAACTACAGCAGGAACACCTTTAGCTATTTTACTAGCACCACCAAATCCAAACATACCACCAAGATCAGAGGCTGTTTCTTGTATTGCAGAAGCAACTTGACCCTTAGGCTTAGTATAATCACCAGTATAATGATCTAAATAACTCTTAAGATGTGAAGAATCAAATTTATCTAAATTATCAGCCGCCGTATCAGTTACTGAATAAACAGCATCTGATATTTTATTCGCTATATGATTAGGACTTTCAATGTCTAAAAAATCTACTGCTTTGCGAAATATAGATCTATTATCTGGTTCAGGTTCCGTAACAGGTTCGTTATCAACATTATAATCTTGCATTGGTTGTTCTACTTGCGATGAATTAATAAGACTGTTTAATCCTTTTGCTGCAAGTCCCGTACCTCTTAAAGCTAGTGAGCCTAAAGATGCTGGACTACCCAATACCCCAGACAAACCTGCACCTGCTACACCTGCTGTATTTCTAAGCAACGATGACAACATCCCTTCATTTGAAACCGTAGGATCAAAATCTTCTTCCATTATTTCACCCTACCTTTCCCAATATATTTATAATCAATTCTTCCATTCTTCTTACCAAGCTTAAAGGTCTTATCAATGTTTGGAAAATAAATATTACTACCAAGTTTATTTTTAGATAAATACTTATTTGCCTCTTCCTTACTCCAATTAGATGCCCTAGAATTAAGCACTATTTCATTACCTAAATTCTGAAATTTCTTAAGACTTGGCTTCATCCTCTTATTTACTTCTTGCTCTATCAAGTAATCAGGCTCCTTGCCATCTCTCTTATATCTTTGAGCAATCTCTGATTTAATTTTAGAATATTCATTTTGAAGTTTTAATGTTGCTTTATTTATTTTAAGAATATCTCTTAATCCTTCTACAGTATTAGTCGTTTTTCCAGTAGCCTTTTGTACTTGCTCAAAAACAGCCTTAGATCTTGCCGCCGTTGCTCCGCCTTCTTTAGCTAAAGTAACAAGAAACTCTAATGGCTCTCTTGCTAAAACTTTTCTTAATGCTTGTGTAATTGAATTATCAGTAATATTTTCAACACCTAAATACTCTTTTGCCCATGCCTCGAATCCAACTCCAGCTTTACCAGTCTCTAAAAAGGATAAAGCATTCTTATAACCGGCCATCCTCTCTTCATTCTTTCTAGCAATCATGGCCTCATTATTTAAATCTTTTTCAAAATTGTCCCATTTATTATCATATCTTTTTTGTTGATATGTCATATTCTTTGCAGCCTGTTGCTGCATAAATTTCCTATCAGAAAGATATGCTTTTCTAGCATCCCTAGTAGCATCCCTAGCATCTTCCTCATTCCTGTATAACCTCAAATTTCTTGCGTATTCTTTATTATAATCAAAGTCTCCATTAACTATTCCTGGGAGTGGAATAGTTTCTTTATTGATATTAACACCTTGAGATGATTGATTTAAATTCTGTTGCTCTGGAATATTAGGCTGCAATGCCATCTGTTGCTCATAAATAGATGATTGAGGTTGAATTAAAGCATTTAATGGTTGTTGCAAATTTAACGCCTGCTTCACAATCTCAGCATTAGTTTGTGGCCCATTTGCACCTTGACCATACATAGGCTGAACCATAGATGAGGGATCAATAAATTGCTTCAAACCTGAATTATTAGCATTATCATTAACACTAGTTTTATTATCAGTACTAATTTTATTATTCTCATCTTCTTGCGACAATCTGTCTGCCTTTTTATCTATTACATTCTCTTTAATAAGTTGAGGAACTATTAATCCATATAGATTATCTGGAAGCATACTTAACATCTTAGCTTGCTGTGGAGACATACTGTTCATCAATCCAGCTTGCTTATGCAACTGTCCCAATTTAGCATCCACAAGAGACTGTAATCCTGACGCTACACCCTGTCCTAAACGCTCACCTAATTCAGCGCCTGGGGTTAATTTATCTAAAATAGTTGCCATTATCTACCTCCCTTCGAAGCAAGGTAATTATTTATCACATCCTGAAGTCCTTGAGATTGATAGGAGCTTCCAAATAATTTCGGAGTTTGGCCTAATAAGCTAGCTCCAAATCTCTGCAATCCACCCATCTGTTCAGGTTGATATATATTCTCAAACGATGGCTGCATACTCATACCTAAAAGTTGTTGAAGCATTCCCCTATTCTGAAGTCCATACTGGGCCCTTTGTGCTGCTAAACCTTCTTCTAGATCAGCTCCTGCACCTGCCATGGCACCCATAAAATCACTTGATCTTTGTCCCCCTTGCCCAAAAGATGTAAACCTTTCAGCTAAAGTAGGAAGCGTCTGAGTTTGAAATTGTGATCTTGCTTGCTGTGCTATAGGATCAAAGCCCGCAGCAGGATCTTGAAGCCCTTGCATAGCCTGATTACCTGCCTGTAGTTGCCATTGCTGTTGCTCTGGTGTCAACTGAGGTAATTGGGTTGTTTTAGCACGAGTTTTTTTACCAAATAACGATGCCAAAGCTCCTATACCAGCCGTTGCGGCAGGAATCGCATATGGAGCTGCAGCTGCTAAAAATGGAAGCATGTTTTCCCTTTCTATTCTACATATTCTATAAAAATTGAAGTATCAGTAAAAGCAGTCATGTCTTTACCCGTAGTTATATAAACATAAGTATTATCTAATTTAACCTCTATTATATCTGCTGCTGTTGCACTAGCATAAGGAAGTGGTAGATATTTTTTGTTAACTGGATCACTAGTAGCACCATAAATAACCTTAAAGCTGTAACCCCATGACGAATCTAGATTATGAGCTACCTGCTTTGTTGCTGTATTTGGCAATGCACCAAATTCTATTAGCTTAGTAAATCCAGAAACTGGGCGCTGTTCATCTCCTGTTGTATAACTCTTACCAGACAAAGTTTCATTAGTGTCATAAGTACCTATAGATTTATTATTAATCGAAAGAAGTAACTTGTTTACTATTTCAGCAAGAGAAGTAATAAATACCTTAAACTCGCCAGATTTAACATCTAAGCCTTCTAGCCTAGAAATATCTATTATATTACTTATTGGTAAAAGAGTTTCGCTATCAATAGTCATTATCTAGCCTCCTTCATTGTATAAAGTATCATGCCCTGAAGTTCAAATTTAGAGAATGCAGACTCTTCATCTATCATCTGTTCATCTGTAAGCGTTATATTAATATTCACATAATCACCAAGTGCCTGAAAATAAATTGTCTTCCAAAGTAATTTTTTATACACGTCTAAAGGATTTAAAACATTATTACCATAAAGTTCTATTATATTTGTTCCTAATGAAGCTCCTGTAATATTTCCAGAATTAATAAAATCTATTCCGTCTATAGAATCTATATTATAATTAACTGTTAATTCACCTTTACCTGTATTAACAACGCAAAAATCCATCTTTGCTAAATATATTTTATCACCAGTTTTTATGTACGGATTCCAATCTTTAGACTGAAAATCTATCTTACTAACCCTAATTAACTGTCCATTACCTTTATAAGTACCAGTAAATATAGGGTCAATTAATTTAATAGTATCGCTACTAGATCTTATTATCTTAAAGATTGCTTCTTCACCACTCACATTATCATCTACAAGCTTAACGAATTCATTATTAGCTAAATTATGATCCGGAATAGTAAGTGTAGCTTCACCATACGATGTAGTAAGATTAGCTATTGGCAATACAGCAGCATTCTTAGGTAGATCATTATTAACTAAAAACAAATAACCTTTATGATTACCAGCCAATATTCTTCTAGATTGTGATTGTTTATAAAACCCTCCCCATGTTCCTCCAGTAGACCAAGAACCAGGATTAGACCAAGTCTTATCAGAAGACTGCTCAAAATACCCAAAAGTAGTTATGGTGTCATCATAAATAGACCATGATTGATTATAAAAGTTATAAACTAATATCTTGTCAGGATATTCATGAGTATCTTTTGAGGCGTTATCTAAAAAAGTCCAATAGATGTAATTATTAAAAAAATCTTTTATCCCGTGTACCCGCTTAGTACCATCACTAGATTTAAGAAATGAAAATACCTCTTCTGGTATCTTATTATCTATTCTACCTATACTAGCTCCATTGCATGCATAAACACCAGTTGTATCAACTGTAACTATCTCATTCTCAAGATTTACAGTTGAAAACGTAGATTCACATCCTATATCCGTAGAAATAGATTTCCATATAAATGGAAGCGCTGTATTACCAGTATAAGCAAGTTCCCATGTGCTACGCTCTAAATATACTACCAATCTATCGTTTATTATTTTTGCAGACATAATCTGCTCTTCTACTGGAGCATCTGTATATCCACCACCATCAGCCTTATCTGTACCAATTGCCTGTCTGCGTTGAAGCCAAGCATTAGCAGAAAAAGGATTACCATTATGAGAATATCTAATCCTATTTGGATGAGCAGCATTACTAGGAGCTGGAAGTAAGGTCTTCTCTACTGTATTCAATAATAACAGTCTATTTTTCCATGCTATTATAATTTTAGCGCTTGCTACTATATCAGAAGCAGAATTATATTTAGTCTTAGCAGAAAAATCACCCCAAGAAGAACCGTCATAATAATACATTGGATCATCCGTAGCTCCTGGAGAACCTACAGTAGCGTTAAAATTACTAACAAATAATGCAATTCCATCTGATGTTGAGCCAAGATAGTTAGTAGACCAAAAAAATTGTTTATTGCTACCATGAAAAGTACCCGTAAATAATGAATCATTATTAAAAGAATTTCCATTATATTTGTATATAAACTGAGTATCAAAAACATAAGTAATATGTTCATTGATAGGTCCTTTTTCATAATGAGTTATTCCCATTATAGATTCAGAAGGATAAAAATATATCTGAGTTAAAGGAGATGCCCCAACAAAATCATATTCTCCGTTAGTTGTATTAAATGTATGAGTAGTTGATGATCCAGTTGTAAGCATAGTCCCAGGAGTACCAGTTTCCTTAACCGTAAAAACTTCATCTCCTATGGAAAAATTTTGCCCAACCTTAAAAATATTACCCGGAGCTGTACCTGAAGCTGAACCTAATGGAGACGTTTCTCCGTTATCTACTGGATAAAATGTTGCTTCAGTATTAGCTGCTGCTCCGTTTATTACATAAGCCCCAGTAGACGTATTAAAAGTATGAACCGTAGATGCACCAGTAGTAGTCATTACTCCAGGTGTGCCCAATACTACAACTTCAAATATTTCTGTACCAATAAGAAATGTTTGTCCTATTTCATAAACGCCACCTGCTACATTTCCTGTAATATTACCAGAAGCGTCTGTTAATCCTAAAGTTTGAGTAGTAATTGGAATGCTATACCTTACTCTAGAATTTAGATCAGAACCTACAAGCTCCGAGCCAAATCTCTTTACTATTCTACCTTTAAATATGCTGGCATTTTTTAACTTCTGAAACGAATCTTCAGGAGTAAGCCATGAAGTCAGTGACTTATCTAATCCAGAGTTATATGGAGCTATTAAAAAACGATCATAAGCCATATCAGTGTCCTATAGCTAGATATTCCATTACTGCTAATGTTCCAATATAATGCGAGTCTACCCTGCTAAATGTAGCATTAGCTTTGCTTTTACTGCTTACTACCACAATACTATCAGCGGAAGCTCCACCAGAATTTTGTTTCGTTATCAATAAAGCAAATGGAACTTCTTTAAAACCACCATTAGCAAAAGTCACAGTTACCGACAGCTTGTCTTTATCGATTGTAACCGTTCCCCATATCATCTTAAGGCCACACGGTAACCAGCAATATCCACTAGATTCTATTTTGGCAGTAGTAAAATCTATTCCTGGAGCGGATGCCGCAACACCGCTTTTCTGAAACCATAATGCAGGATTTCCAGCAGCATTATTCTTAGAATATAATTTAACTTCTGTTGCTGCTGTCGTTGGATGAGATGATTGAACATTAAATGTTACTTGTTTATGTTTTCCTTCAACGCCCCCTGCTGAATCAAAAGTTTCATGATCAACAGAAACTACTGTATTTATAGCTGCAAAATTAGCTGTTATTTTTGGCTGAGAAACAGAGAACGTTTCATTAATATCTACCGGAACTATTGTATATGCCATACTTATTCTCCTCCTGAAAATATAGTAGGCGTTCTTTGACCTGCTAACTGTATAATTTTACGCCTACCAATTAATATTTCCTGTTCTTTAAACATTGGTAACAATAAGCTTACACCTTCGATATCTAACCTGTCTCTAAGAATTTTCATAGCAGCTCCAATAGATATATATTCCCACCACTCAGATAAATCCGGCATATCACTAGAACTTAATAGTTCAGATGGTCTTTTATAGGCATCAATCTCTACTTTATATGTTTTGTCTGGAATTGGCCTTACTGTAATATTATCTTCATAAAATAATATGGATACAGGTTTACTAGATTCAAATGTTTCTACCGAAAGCCATATATTTTCACCAGAAGCAGGAGGAACTAAAAAAGAAATATAAATTTGACCAGTAGAATAAGAAAAAGTGCTTAATGGATCAACATCTCCAATCAACTCACCTTCTCCGTTATCGGTCACAACAATAGTCTCATTAGTAGCTGAACTTATAGTTGATACAACAACAGATTCTCTAACTACAGGATGTGGACCCGTATATGTGAAGTTAGTAGTCAATCCATCCCCAACTGCCATTATAACTTTATCAACACTATTCGGATAAATATTATAGAACTCCTCTCTAGACCTATAAATATGAGATAACGTTCCATCTATATAAACAGGAGACATTATATTTGTGTACTTATTCTTAAAGTTATAAAAAGGATCACTAGTATCAACAGTTTCAGTTCTATATGTATCAATTCCAGGATGAGTAAAAAACGTAAATACACCCTTTAAGGAATCCAATTTAATATAAGCTGGCATGCTATATAATATAAAATTATTTATATAATCATCTATCTCATCTGTAGTTATTTGAGCTTCAGAAGGATTGCGTGTTATCCTTCTAACTTTAATCCTTATCTTATCTAATGTTGATAGATTTGAGTCTGGAGTTGCCATAACACTTATCCTCAATAATTATTTGATATTTAAATTCTTTCTACTGTATACAAGTCTGATTTTAAATCGCTCTCATCAAAAAATTCTAGACTTTCGAAATTATATCTTTGTTTTTCACTTGAAACTCTATATATAGATTTTCCAATTTCATTAGTAGCGTGCTCGTGTACTTTATATTTACCGGTTTTAACTAAATGGCTAGCTACTCCTCTTGGTATTTTATAAATTTCACCATCCTTTAAAGAATAACTAGACAGCTTATCGCCTTTATACTTTCTATAAGAAAAATTTAATATTCCACCAGGACATTCATTAAATGTAAATCTACCGGTTACAAGCTCTGCATCACGCTCTCTTTGCTGGCTTACAGTAAGTTTATTTATTATTTTTACTTTTTTATTTTCTACCACTTTTATTCCTATCCATTAATACTTTAAATATATGGGCCCTAATGGGCCCATATTCTAACGTTAACAATCAAAATCTAAGCGTTATCTACAACCTCAGATTTACCGGCTCTCCATGAGATAACATCTCCTGCGTTACCTCCAGGACCAGTTGTTCCAGCTGTTAAAATTACGCCAGAAAATCCTTGATTCTTAAATGCACCTGGTGCTGTCATATATCCAGAATATGCAGGATTATCGCCAACAGGAACAACACTTGCCAAAACAAATGGAGATAATGTATAAGAAGGAAATTTAAATGCCGTAAATGAAGATGTATCAATATCAACTGTAAATGTGCTATCAGTTACCGCAGTAATATTTCCAGACAAACCATCAAGCTGAGTCATTCCAAATTCTTCAGGAACCTTAAAGCTTACTTGCTGACCAATTGCATATCCGTGATCTACTAAAGTAGTTACTACAGCGCTAGAAGCTGATGTGATATTAGAAATGTTTCTATTACTTGGTGTAAACATCCTATATATTTCAATATTAGGAGCAATTAATTTGTAATAACCTGCGGCTCCAGCTGCTATACCAGGCGCAGTTGCCAGCGCATTAGCAAGCCTAAAATCAGTATTTGCATTAATAGTGTCAATAGAAAAATCTAAACCATTAAGGTTTGTTTGAGCACTACTATCAATTCTTACAATACTTCCAACTGTAAGACCTGAAGTATCACCAGTAGAATAAACAGGTTGTACGGCATTAGTACCAGCTGTAACAGATATTCTACTGCCAGTAGCAAAATCAGATGAATCAACAACTGTAATTGCCGATGTAACTATATTTGTTCCTACGGTGTGGTCAGCTGCTGGCCTATAAGCCATAGTCATCTTTGTACCTTGGCCTAAACGCCAATAATACTCTACGCCATATCCATTATTAGTAGCAGCATGCTGAGTTTCGTTTACAATTCTAATCCAGTCAAAACCAGAACGAATCTTTAGGGTTTTATTTTTACCATCAGAGGTAAAACTTCCTTGCTGAGAACCTTCGTACATAATAATACCTCCTAATTAAATGGTTGATTTAAGATTTGCTACCCATGCATCATTTGTAATTGCTTGCGCATAAGACATCTTCCAACCACCTGTAGAATTCTGTTCAAGTGGTCCACCTGCAATTCTATAATCATGGTAGATAAATTTCGCATTATCTTTTTCAAGACCAATTGTTGAATATGCTTCCATACCAGTAATAATAGTATTATAAACAGTCTTATTTAAACCAGATGAAGCAGTATTCTTAGAGCCACGAGGAGAAAGCAAGAATCTTACCTTACCAACTGTTCCCCATTCTGATGGAGCTAATAAGTTTTGTGATGCATATTGTTCTGTAGATTTAAATCCATTTATACCCTCTAATGTTGAAGATAAATCTGTATGCCCCATACCTACATATGCATTAGGTAATGGAGCAGTTCCAAATTTAGATGTTGCGGTTATAGAATCAGCAACTGTTCTTGCAGAATGGCTCAATAAACCTCTTACTGTTTCTTGTATATCTGGAAGTGTTAATTCAGTAGGAACATCTCCATTAACACCTCCAACTGCAAATACAGCAAATGCAGTTGTTGCTAATAAATCTCTAATAAGCTCATCTTCTGTCTGACGCATAGAACGTCCCAAAAGCTTTGCTCTTTGATTTAGTACTGGAGATTGAGATGTAAGCTCTACTTGCTCATTTATCTCTACCCATGTCAGTTCTGTTACTTTTTTGACCATATTTCTATGGCGGGCAAACCTCTTCGGATTCGCCTCTCCTGGTTTCCTCAGGAGTTCAGACTTTCGCATCCCCTTCTCACTTCGAGAAGAAGTCTTTTCGTTAAGTCGTTCACGGTGGTTTTTTACATTTTGAGATCCAGATACCTTAATAGTCTTCATAAAAAACCTTCCGCCCTGTCACCGGTTAACTAAATGCCACTACGGTTTCCAAGTCAATCAGAAAAGATTTTACTACGGCACACATTTTACCGTACCATTGAATTTCAGCATCAACGAAAACAGATTGCATAGATTTACTTGGAGGTGTTACGCCTGACGATCCTAAAGGTATTGTAGCAGTACCAATATCTTCATATCTTTCCATACGTATAGTATTACCGCTCCTAGATGCTAAATTTCTTTTTTCAGCAGCATAAGCATGTATTAAAGACGGATCTTCCATTGCAAGAAGAACTCTATCATAATACACCTGCACTGGAGCTGGTAATGTTTGAGTTGTTACTCTAGACATAATTTTTCCTTAAGTAATAAATATATAAGAACTACATGTTTAAACTTAAGTCGGACGAAACTTTGTATCATACATATGATACTACTGTCCTGGATTTACGAGATCCTACGAGATCTATACTCTACGTTAACTATAAATATATATCATGACCTTGATTATTGAGTGACGAACTCATAAGATTTACAAATCTATACAGTCATGGGCTTGCGAAGACCCGTACAGCTCTTAGTCAAGATAAAAACCTATAGCCACATAGAATAGTAACAAGCTGAAAAGTAAAAAACAATATATTACCAGATGCCACAATGCGTATGATCTAAAAATTGGAAAATGCACCAACAACACTAAAGTTATCTAAATGCATTTTCCGCAAATAGTAGGGTAGTAAGAATCAATTCAAATTATCCATTAGCTCTCTCGGTTGCTATTCTTATAATTTCAGCTCTAACAGACTTATCTGTAAGATCTGAATAATCATTAACATTAGATAATGCAGATGTATTTTTAATTGTGGCAGAAGCTTTTGGCTTATTAATATTCTTTTCAACCATGGCTTTCTTTGATTCCTGCTCTTCATTAACATAAAGACCAAATTTCTTAATGATGTTATAAACCGACTTTCCGGTTGAATAGGTATTATTACTATTATTAAGAGTAGCTGCTATCTCTGGAAAACGTTGTTGAAGAATAGCTATACTTTCTTCAGTAACAACTTTATTAAAATCAGGTATTTCGGTATAAAGTCTCATTCTTTCATTCGCCTGAGCCATTTCTGCATATTGTCTCTTAAGGTTTTGAATCTCTTTCTTATGAGGATCATATTCATATTCATCATCATCAACAGCTTCGTCATGTACTTTTTGAGACATTTTCTGGTTGTTTTCTAATTCTTGTAGACGTCTTAAATACTGATCTCTCTCCTCTTTTAGCTGTTTTCTTGACTCCCTAAGAGCCCTTATATTTTCTTCCTTAGAATTAAGATTAATACCATTATCAATATGGTCTATTGTTTCAGGAACTTCAGTTTCATTAGACTCTACTGGCACTTCTTCCACAACATTTTGAGCTTCCTCAGCTTGAGAAGATACCACTTCTTCAGTTAATTCCTCAGCAATAACTTCTTTTTCTTCTATCATTTTTCTTCCTTAAAGTTCATTATTCAACAACATAGCTCGTGTAAGTAGATTCCCCTCCATAAAATCAATAACAAAAGGTAAAAGGGGATCTGATTTAAATTCTAAAAGATACCTTTTCTTATACAGATCTGCACACATATCCTTACTTGGAATAATCCATAAAAAATCTAAGGTTTCATCTTTTGGATCAAATTCATATACCGCTTGTTCATATCCTGGAGTTGGGCATGCCTGAGTAGTAAAAAAGAAATTACGAAGAGTCTTTGCAATCAACCTCTCTCTTTTAGTCAGAACAACAACATAATAATTTCCTTCATACTTACCCTTACCTCTCTTAACTGCTTCTATAAGGTTAGGAAAGTAATCCTTAAGAAGCTCATTGGAAAACTCACGAATTTCAACCTTATCATTATTTGTTTTCAAGGCATTATTATATGCCTGTTTTCCGATGTCGGTATAATTTTCTGGACTCTCTATTTTATTTTTCTTAGTAGACACCATCAATTATTTCCTTCTGTCAGTATCCTTTTCGTTTTTTATTTTTTTTATTAACTTAGCAGTCTTTTTCTTATCAGTGTCATTTTTACCCATAATATTATCAAAAACATCTTTAGCTTTACCCTTTGGTCTTATACTCATTGGACACATATTACTCCTTACTTATTTTCATCGTTAATTCCAGTTTTATCCTTAGTTGCACCAACAACAATTGCCGATCCAAGCTTCTCGGCATTATTATTTCTAGAAGATTGATTTTCGACAACCTTAGACATATTGATTAGCTTTATAAGTTGATTTATATCAACATCATCAATCTCTTGAAGAGTCTTAACAAGATTCAACATAGACTGAGTTTTATCTTTTTCTGCTTCTTGTCTGCGCTCATCCATCAATCCTATATTCGAATATACGCGTGAATCTCTTTCCTTAGCCAATGAAAGATCAGCTTGAGTCTTAGCATCAGCAAGTGCAGTTTCTGACATTACAAGTTGCTGCTGCACTTGCTGAGCCTGTTGTTGTTGTTGTTGCATAGCCTGTTCTTCTTGTTGCATATCATTTATAAGCTGAGTTTTGTTTTGAAGAGTAGCTGCCTCAATTATAGCTTTATTAGGAATAGGTATGCCTAACTCCTTAAGTTTTATTAATTTAGAAAATCCCTGCGCCTTTTGGGTAGTCGTATCGAATCCATCAGCCACTGCTGCATCATATACACCAAATGCTTTATTATAAAATTGTGGCGCAGGCTCTTCTTCAATAATTCTTTTAACCTTACCTGTAGTATAATTTGCCTGTATAGCTTCAAGCATAAGCGATCCAAGAAGCTTCTGAGATGCATCTAATTGTGAAAATAAAGTCTGTAGCGTTGTAAGTCCTGCCCCTTGCCTAAGCATAGATAAAACACCAGCCTTGTCATCATTAGCAGATCCAAGCAATTCTTCATTTACACCAGAAATTTCCTGTATTTCTCTAGCCATTATTTCTGAAAGCTGAAACATAGATGGTGGAATTTGGGGTGGCTGGATCTGCTGAACGTCAGTCATCTGTGCATCATACTTTAAAGCAATACCCTTACCCTGATCCCTAAGATGAATATCATCTGGATTAACCAAAGAATCTTCTTTGTATATAAAACCACTATTTACCTGAGACTCTACTATATCAAATTCTATATTCTTTCTGCGATTATAGAGATATTGAGCATCTCTAAGACCTCTTGTTACAGACTGTAACTTTAATGAATAATTATTAATATTAGGCTCAAAATAACTAAATACAGGAACAAATGGATATCTATCTATACCGAGTGGATTAGGTCCGTCATAAAGAAGTTCACCTTGAACCAATATTGCTAATCTTACAGTAGGAGTAATGTTTTCTGATAATATTACTGTAGGGTTTTCTTTTAAAAAAACTTCTAGCCCAAAATCAGACTTACCGGTCCATTCTGTAGTTTCACCAGACTGTGTATCTATTAATAATTTTTTAGTCCTAGAATCAAGATAATAATATTCGTCATATGCCATTAACCCCTTTTTAGACACTTTGTTATTCTCTGGCATAAACGTGAATAAATTTTCAGTAACGGTTTCTGATAACTCTGAGATAATTTTTTTTTTATCTGAAAGCAATGACATTATCTGTTTTTCTGTTAAAAACGTACGCTTCCATAAGTAATTACAGTCACTTAAATCAGGTTTTCTAAAATATGGATCAATCAAAAATGAATTAAAAGATAATGAATCTACTCTAAGAGATCCAGAAACTGGATCAAGACTATAATCATTCCATAAATATAAAAGGCTTAATCCAGTAATTAAACTTTCCTTAAAAGACCTAGAAACGGTCTCTAATACAAAATCTTTTCTATTTATATGACTTATTATCTTAGTATATTGATCAGCAGTATCTTGATCGCCATTTTCTACTGGCTCAACAATAATACTTCTTCTATTTTGCTGTTGATACCCTGAAATCATTTCAATAATTCGTCTTATTCTATTAAAACTAAATAAATTACGACGATTTACTGGAGCATTAGGATATACCTCAGACCATATACTTTGATCACCAGAATAAAATCTAGAGTCTAACTGAGCTTCGTACCAAAAATCCTGATTCATATCATTATTATTATAGTAACTCTCTGACATCATAGCTTTTATCTCTTCGCCACGCTCAGATTGTATACCCATAATAGATTTAGGAAATAGCTTCATTACAACTCCTATAAAATATAATTAAAATTTCAAGCTAACTAACTTAAGCTAAAGGATTAAATCCATTGCCATTCCTTCCACCAGTACGTCCATACATTACCCTATTATATCTAGCATTAATCTCTTCTGCAGAACTTCCATCAACTAGTGTTTTATATGTTACAGCGAGATACCTAAAAGAATCTACAGCATGACTCTCAGACCCGTGAAACAATTTATTTGTATACATCTGCCTCTTCTCATCCCAAACATAACGGTAAAGATTTAAACTCTTAACTAACGACTTACACTTTATAGCATCTATATAACACTTAGCTAGAGCTACCTTAGCTGCCTCTAAACCGTCAGCAATTGGCAGCTTAGGAGCAATCCTAAACCTTAATCCTAACCTAGCAGCCATCTCTCTTCTAGAAACACCAGTAGAAAACGAATGATTCTCCATGTCATGAGGAGCTATATGCTTACCGTAAGAATATGGCTTAGTATCTAAATACTTTATGTAATGTTCTAATCCCTCTTGGTTATTCTCGTAATAATCTATTATGTGAATCGATTGACCAATTATCTGAAAAAAGGTTATAGCTGTCTTGTCAGCATATCCAATATCCCAGCTCGTATGAACAGGAAATGACCTCTCCCATGGAACATCTGTTATCTGATTATTAAGCGAAATTTCATTCATAACCTTAGCAAACACGCTGCCCTGAACCCCCTGGTCAAACGATACGTAATATTCTTGCATAAACATATCATGAGACATTTCCAGCTTCTCTGAGGCTAATGCATCCTCTGACATATGCCCTGTTTGATCAACAGTCAATCTATAACAAAACCAATCATCAGAGTTAGATGCCAATTGATAAAGATCATAAAAGTGGTTTTTTGAAAATGGGGTATTGTGTGATATAAACCCGTTACTGAAAAATGAATGAGTATCAGGAATAACAAAATCGAATACTTCAGAGCTCGACTCTTCTATTGATACTATATCCGAATAATAAAATTTCTCTTCTGTTAGTGATCTTAGATATGAATCATCATACCTTTCAGCCATTAGCTTTATCATCCTCCTACTCATCCTAGATGGGTTACTTACAATGTTTTTAGGCAGCTTGAATTTATACCCACGCTTAACTAACTTTGAATCATCTACTGGATAGATATTGCCAGAATCATCCTTGTTTATTGATGCAAGATTACAACTATTTCGCTGCTTTCTTGTAAGCCTAAAGCCAATTTGGTCATAAAAAACACGAGCAAAATATCCAGATATTTCTATCTTGTATAACGTTGAACATACCTTCACTAATTTGGATGGTTTTATTACCTCTTTCCTGAGAGTAGAAGCTATTCCAAAGTTTAATAATACTATCTGAAGATCTCTTGCAAATCCTTTACAAGCTGACGCAAGGCTTATCCTACCAGCTGTCCCAGAAGAACAACCATCAGAATCAAAGACTCCTTGTAAAAACCCTATTAACTGTTCGCGAGAGCATTCTAATAACTTTTCAGGAAAAACCTTTTTTCTCGCACCATGCTTAAAGCCAAGATATTCCAAAAAAGCAGAATAATACCTAGAACAATAAGTATAATGTATATCGTCATAACCATACTTCTTAAAACCTAATGATAACAACAAGTCAGCTATAGGCCTATCTCGCTTGTTAGTAACGGTAACTTTATCTTTATCGTAGCTTCCATCGCCATGAATTAATCCTAAAAGATGAAAGAATCTAGGATCTTCGATGGGACATGGAAACCCGTTTGCTAGGCTAGAGCTATACCTAAAATCTGAAACATCCAAACCATTACCGAATACATTTTGTCCGTATTGTACAGGAAGACGATCTCCAATCTTTAAATCAGCAGATTTTACCCACTCGGCTCCATTCCAAAGCTTATGAACCTTGGTACATTCTATTTCATACCCAGACTTAAGCCTTATCTTTAGAGTTTCCTGATTACCTCCGTAATAGAAGTCAGTAGCATTATGAAAGCCATTAAGTCCGTATATATTCTTATTAAGCTCAGTGTACTCTGACCTTGAGCTAGAAATATCACTAATCCTCTTCATACCAGATTCTGTTATTACAAGCGTTTCAGGAGTAACACACGATATAAACATTGCTACTCCATTATTAGCCGCAAGAACTGGTCTTAACGTACTCCATGCCATTGGATTCTGATACGCATATTCTGAAAAAATACAAAGCCTTGGATTAGATCCACGAAGTCTATCGTACTCAGACGAACCAAGAAATTGAATTATACTTCCATTATGAAATGTTACTTTCATTTCAGAAGCATTCTTCTTACATAGCATATCTGGCAAGTAATCAAGTATCTTCTTACCATCATTATCTATTGCATCATAAATAGCTTTTCTGGCATTTGAATATGTTGGGAATATATAAAACACTGTCTGAACTACAGTTAAGCAAGCACGAAGAGCTATCATTAAGCATGTAATATCTTTACCGGCACGTCGAGGGAGAATAATAAGTAATTTTTTATATCCGTCTTTCTCTATAGCATTTACTATTGGCTTTTGGTATTCCCTGAAATTGAATCCCTTAAGCGATATACGTTCTTCTACATTAAGGTTCTTCATTATTCTCAATCTCTTTTTAGACGGGCTTCATAATTTCCTTAATAGCATCAAGCATCATTTCCTTTTCACCATCTTTGGCCTTAGAGGCAATCTTCTGTTTAAGTTCATTAAAATATTCTTCTTGATCTTTCCAATCTTTATCATATCTACCCTGCATATGCCTAAACACACTAACCTCTAATTTTTTTTCTAACGCCATCTCTTCTCTTCGTGCTCCAAGTATAAACAAAGCCTTCTTTTTAGCCTCTTTTAATTTCTCAGAGCGCTTCATAAATCTAGTAAGCGTCCAAGGATTAGTTCCACAAAGAGCTAATACCTTATTAAAGGTCTTTATTTCTTTATTCTCGTTTATTATTCTGAGTATCTTTTCAGCGAGCCTTTCGAGGCAAGGCTCGGGAACAAATTTCTGGCTATAATAGTCTGAATAGTACTTCCAGTCTTTAAGATCACTCTCTGGCTTTAGTTTGGCAGATTTCGCTATGCTATTCTGGGACTTTTTTTTCATTGTTTCTACGGTCATTTCTCTTCCCTTACTATATCTTTAACAGTAAACACGCTTCTAGGACATAAAGAATAAATCTTAGTCGCGTATATTTCAGCTATAACAGAATCATCTATTATTATATTTCCAGATTTTACCATACAATCGCAATAAAACTTCAATAAATTATCTATATCTGGTTTTTTAATATGAGGCGTACCATTAATCATACTCTTCTTTTTTTTAGAAATACTTTTTGGTATTGGCATAAAAAAGACTGCTGATAGCTTAACTGGATAATCGATAGGTTTCTCTATATTCACTTGCAAGCTCATTAAATTTGCGATCTCTATCATAACTTTGGATTGACAATCGTAGACCCCTCCTTTCCTTCTGAATCGAGGTCTGAGTTTGGGTATCGGAACGCCCGATATAATTATATTAATTTCCATTTACTTCCCCTTAAAAACATACTTGACATTATTTGATACGTTGTATACTATATATCATATAAATAATAAAGTACTAAATGTAGTATCAATAACATAAGGGTTTAGGGGCCAATATGATAGAACGAGATAACAAGTGGATAGAAGTAGCTAGTAAACTGAAGACGCTTCAAGACAAGATCAAATTTTTAGATATTGAGAAGAAGAAACTTTCTAAACTATTACAGGAGTTATCTGAATTTAAAGATTCGTGTGGTGGTGGTTTTACCTATAAAGCTATTGAAAGAATTGGTACAATTAATTACAAAGACATACCGGAGCTTAAAGATATTGATTTAAGTCCATATCGCAGCAAGCCTATTAACATATGGAGGCTGAGCGAAATAAAGCAGTTTACTGATATACTCTAAAAAAAGCCTACTCTCTCTAGACCAATAAGTTTTGCATTTAATTATGCTTATCTTGTTGGTCTTTTTATTTTTTATGCTAAATTATGTGCTTAGTTTAAGTAATAAGTTACATTGTGGGTTTTTCAGAAGGGGTAATCATGAAAAGAATCCTTTTCGTATTTATATTTTTATTTTCAACATCATATTCGGGTATTCCAAAGGGAACGCTAATAGCAACAAGGAACTCTCCTACAGGATCTAAGCCGATAGAGAGGTTTACTATATTCGACACAGTAGTTTCGTTTAAGGATGGAGTTTTTAGCAATAATAGAATAACGAGTATGTTAAAGTTCAAGTCACGAAACATAATGGTTATAAAAACCGAATCAGGAATTCTATGTTGTTCTAGAGAGGCGAAGTTATATTCTTTCAATAAGGATAAATTCATAAGGGTGACAGAGTTGGTTGCAGGCGATGTATTACTAGGCAATGACATTAAGCCATACCCCATTGAGAATATAGTAGATTTCCAAACGACAGATAATCCAATTACATTTTTTATTCTAAGTCTTGAAAACAATCATACTTATTTTATTGGAGATTCTAACGGAACAATGTTTTTAGCCCATAATGTAGTTGAAGCTATATTAGAGTTACCAATAATAGTTCCAGAAGTCATAAAGGCTGCTCCTGTGGTTTTGGGCGCAGTAGCTGTAGGTGCTGAGTTTTTATTTGGTAAATTCTCTATATTCACTAGTAAAGGAAGGAAGAAATTTAGAGAGAAACACAACGAGGTAGTACAAGAAGCTTCATCCATAGAGGGTAGGACAGAGGAAGAAATTGCTCAGAACTTTGCATCAGATATAAATAACGGAAGATTTGATATTTGCAAGACAAGCAAGGTGGGAGCAAAGGTTTTTGTTTATAATGCATTAAGTAGGATAGCAAATAAAGAGTTAACCAAGGAGCAGTTATTAGCAGAAATAAGTAACCTTAGCAGGCTGGGAGTAGATTTTGATAAACCACAATTAGAGCAAATGTTATTTTTAGCAGATAAATTTAATGAGAATTGTAAATTATCTAAAACAGAAGACAGAGAAAAGAAGAAAAGAAAAGCAAAGAAAGAAAAAGAGTCTAGAAAAGAGAATAGACCGCTAAAAAAGAGAAAGAAAAAGTCAAAGACAAGCGGAAATTTTAGCGAACCAGTATCAGATTTAAATTCTGGAACACCTACTCCTACGCCATCCGGATCTAATGAGAAACTAAAAGAGCAATTAAAAAAGTTTTTAGAAAAAGAAGGTGTAAAAGATGTTAAAAAAAAGGTTAAAACAGAGCTAAAAGACAGGATAGATGAGCTATTTAAAGAAAAAGACCCAATTGATCTAAGTAAGTGTAGCGCGTCTGAAGAAATTAATGATTTAAAAGACGAGCATCTTCTAGACACAACTTACTCTACACCAGCAGTACGACCAAGTATGAGTGCAGAAGAGTATAAAGCAAGAGAGGCCGAACTAGCAAAGCCAATATTATCAAATGAAACAAAAGATAATATTAAATTCGTAATGAAAGAAGCAGTTGATGCTGGCATAGACGGAGTATTTGATTACGCCAAAGGAAAATTAGGCAATAAAGTTCACGAGCTAAGAGATAATGGTGCATCTAATACGCTAAAAGAAAGTATTAGAGAAAGAGCTAATACAAGAAGCAAGACGATGGAAGCACCAAAGATTATTCATACTCCTAAGCCAGTACATACTCCACAATTAAAAACTAGACATACTGAGCCAAGTTTTAATGAAACGATTTCCACACCAAGTCCTAGTGAGCCAATAAAACCTGAAGAACCAATATTTAAAATGAGCAATGACGCTAATGAAGACGGATTTCTTACTAAAATAGGTAATGGAGTAGGGGTAGCTGCCCTAGTAGCAGGCGGCGCTGCGGTATCAGCAATAGAAATAGCAAGCATGTGCAAGAAGGGCGGCCAAGGAGGAGGAAGCATTTTCTCGTTAATAGCTAGCCTTTTTAAGATTGGATAACTTTTTTTTGATATAAACATTTAAATATATTAATATTTTAAATACTTATTACTGACCATCCCGATAGATATTGTTAATTTCCATTGGGATACTCTGTTAGACCATAAAAAGCAAGTAATATGCGTCCGGAAAGTTTTATACTTTCATTACTTGCCTTTTATGGTCTTTTGATATAGAGTATATATAGTAACATGTTGATATTTATTGTGGGTTTAAAGGGAAGGTCTAAAAATGTCTATATTTACATTACTTTTAATTATATTGGGCATAGGTAATAATTCAGATAATGATTATTACGATGAATAAATCTAATTATATATTTGGGGAACTATCATGGGAAAAAAATATATATTTTTAACTATGTTTATTATGTTACTAAGCTTTAGGTTAGGAATGTCAAAAAATATTGACGTAAAAAGCTTGAGTGATACAGAGAAATGGGATCTACTAGAAAAATTTGACCGAGGGCTTAACAAGTTGTCATCTAAGCTAGATGGAATGCTGAGTAAAAAAGGTGCCTTAAAAACACTAATAGTTACTTTTCCTTTTATTTCATTGTATGCGTATTTATTTCCACCAGAACCAATTATGGATATTCTTGGAAGAATAATTAACCACGGAATAGATTCTGCATCAGAAGCAGGAGCGCATTTAGCTTTAAAAATGTTTAACAATACTGACAATCTAGAAGTATTGGTAACGTCACTAGGAGAGATCGAAGCCAAATACAACTTATCTAAGCAGATTGGAGAGAAAGAAGCCTTTTGGGAAATGCTACTAGAAAAACCACTGGGATCACTTACTCTAATGGCTTCATCTTTGAGCGAAAAGGTATGGAATAACGGCCTACCGTTTCTATCAGTAATAGCGGCTAATAAATTATTTAATGTACAAAGGTAAGGATTCTGAAAATGCAAAATAATGTAAATCTCGTAGTAATTCAGGGCAACTTAACAAAAGATCCTGAATGTAAAGATATCAATGGAACCTTGATGTGTAATTTTACTATAGCCTCTAACAAGGTATACAAAGACATTAAAGATACGTGTTTCATTGATGTTAAGTGCTGGGGAAATAAAAGCAGCGTAGTAGAAAGATTTCTAACTAAAGGATCTCCTGTGCTCATAGAAGGAAGAATACAACAAGAAAAATGGACATCACCAGAAGGAAATGAAAGATCTAAGCACATAATCTTGCTTGAAAACCTAACTATGCTACCATCGCAGAAGAAGAAAACTAAAGATAATGCGATGAGTGATGATAGAGATATTCTATTTTAAGCAAAAAGGATAAATAGGATGGAGCTGAGTAAAGAAGACTTAAAAGCAATAACAGAAAAATTAGACATTATTCTAGATAAGCTGAAGCCAGGTAATGACGAACCGTACCAATCTATTACAACAGAGAACCTAAATAGTGCGGTAGCTAATGCTACATTAGATTTTCCTAAAATCTTAATAAATAGACAAAATCCATACCTGGCTTCAGGCTATGCTGACCTACATGAAATAATGATCAAAATAAGACCGATTCTCGGTAAAAACGGACTACATCTAGCGCAAATTAAAAAGCTGAAAGATGGTGCAACATACTTATCTACAAGATTATGGCACTCATCTGGCGAATGGATAGAATCAAGAGTACTTCTAAATCCAAGCAAAAATTCTATAGAATCTTACGGATCACATTTAAATTCCATGAAACGTTTTGAAGCCATGGACATCTTAAACATAACAGTTCCAGAAGATCCATTTGATGATGACGGTGAAGCTGACATGAAAGATGACAATGAGATCATGGAAGGCGGATCTAAGCTAAAAGCATTATACGACAAGAAAAAAGAATCATTCTCGGTCATTAATGCAGCACAATACAGAGAGCTAATGAAAGAGCTGGATGATGACCAGTTATTAGCAGAAAACATACTAGATAAACTGCACCTAAGATCATTAAGAGATCTTCCAGAGAGCAGATTTCAGCCAACAATAGACAGAATAAGAAGAATCAAGAAAATAAGATTATCAGGAAAAGATGCCTAGATATAATAGCTTGGTCTTTTAGGCCTGTTTCTATATTCTTCTAACTCTTTTTCCATTGAATCATGGCATTCAATCTTTTTATATATTACGATCTCTGTCCTGGGATTAATACTAAAAAACTTCTTGGCAGTTATGGAGCATATAGTTTTCTCATTTCTATAAAGTATTCCCTTAGCAGCATCGGTAATAAACCTTATCAGGCTAGAAAGGTGAGGCAACCTGTCATGCTGACGACCAATTAACTCCTCATGCATCTTATCTCGAGGTGGAGTTACATAAAATTCTAATTCTACGGAGATAGGACCGTCAAATTTAATATCCTCACATTGTCGCTCAAATTCAATTCTCACATAACATTTCTTTTGGCGACAGTTATCCCAGACAGCAGCTCTTTGCTCGCTTACAGTTACTCCTGGCTCTCCAGGTATCACTATTTTAAATTCTTCCATCACTCACTCCCTGAAATTATAAAATTCAGATGACTTCTTACTTTTATAATAATATAATTATCACAAAATATAAAAAACTCTCTTTCGAAAGCGCCGGTCAAGTTTTTTTGAAATATTTTTCTTGATCGGCATTTCTGTTTATAAAAAAATAAGCCGAAGGGGAGTTCCCCCGAAGGCTTCTATTAAATCATTTCAATTCTAAGAAAAGATTTATCCTTTATAGACTAATTACACTACAAACATAATAATAGTTCTGCATTTAAGGAATTTGCATGTATATACGAAGAATAACAACTACTTACTTCCCCTTTTAGGTAGTAATAGAATTTTCCTATAGCTACGTTAGCCATATTGATGTAAACAGCGAACATCTTCTTTACTAAAAAATAAAATTTACAGCCCAGATTTTAATTATTTTTCTTAAAAATAATTATTTATATATAAATAAGATTTAAGTATTTAAAGCTTGGTGTCAACTGGAATGTTGATAACTTGCTAAATATAGAGTAGCAACTCTTTTTCAGAGACTAAGTATTTCATCGATCGAGACAACAATGATTATATAATTTTGCTATATTACGAAGCACAATGATTACAAATTTAAGATAAAACAAAAGATAATTACTAGATAGACTAATTGTACTAGCAATACAAATATCGTTCTTTATATAAAAAATATGATACTAAAATGAGATAATATAAACTAGAAGCATGGCTACTTATTTCACTTTTTAGAAAATAATTATTTTTTCCTCTAGCTACGTTAGCCATATTGATGTAAACAGCGATTTTATTTTTCACTAAAAAAAATAATACACTGCCGATTTTAATTATTTTTCCTAAAAATAATTATCTATATATAAACAAGATTTAAATACTTAAAGCTTGGTGTCAACTGAGTTGTTGATAACTATCAATAAGCTGTATAGGACGTAACTTCATAAATCGTAACCGTAACACGGCGCCCTAAAAAAGCTGGGGAATTATCTATAAAAAAAGCCATAATATTTTCATACTATGGCTATCAAAAAAATAAATATGTTATTTAAATTAATCTAGATTATGGCCTAAGCCTTCTTTGTATTTTTAATTCTAGCGCGTTCTTCATCTTCAATTCTTTTGTAATACTCTTCGAGAGATTCGCATTCGCCTTCTGGGACTTGATAATCTGGATCTGGTTCAGCAAAATACATTCTACCCATTGAACCATCTCCTGATGGATGTGGTGCATCCCAGTCAAAAAATATCCCCCATGAAGCTAATACTTTTATACCCTTAGGATTCTGCTGCTTACGTAATGGACGTGGATCAGCGCGATGCTCTGCAATCTTTTTGTCCCAATACTTTTTAAGCCATCGCTCATCACATTCTTTTTGTCTAGAATATGATATCCCTCTATTTTTAGCTGAATTACTTTCAACTACCAATGGATCATTTTTATTTATCTTATTTAGTTCTAGAAATCCATACATATCTTTATATTTAGGATATAAGCTCATAGACCTAGAAATATCATCACAAGCACTTATAAAATAAACAAAAGCCCTTTTTCCTTTTAGTTCTTTGTGTTGACCAAGCTTTTTTAAAGCTTTTTCCTTAACAACTGGGGCATAACAAATTAATTGTGCCATTCCACGATGCGTTAGCTTAAGCTCTTTAATTAAAGCTTGATCAATATCGCTATTAAAATAACTTATTATGTCCTTTTCCATATTATTCTTTCGTTGTTTGTAATTCACATCTGATATTCTCTAAAAAAGATATCAATTCATCTTTCTTATAAAGCCTAAAACCATTAATTGGGTTTCTATAAGAGACGATTTTTCCCTTCTTTTCCCAACCTTTCAACGTAAAAACATTAGTTCCCAAAAAATCAGCTGCTTCTTTTCTGGATAAATAACCTTCTAATCTCATTTAATCTCCCTTAGTCCACTTTAGTCTAATATAAGCACTATTAAAATCTACGTCAATTTACTTTTCTTATAAGCTTCAAATTTAGATAGCATTTCTTCAATTGATGAAGAAGTTCTTACTATAGTAGCCTTATCTCTCTCTGTAATAAGCTCTTCTAGATTTCTATAATGAAGATCGCTTCCGCGAATATCATCTATATACCTTTTAATATCCATAGCTTTAATTGTAACGCTTAATGGATCAAGTGTTTTTAAATATTCTAATGTTATATTTTCTGGCTCAATTTTATCGTTATTTAAATTAAAATCATAACCATAGTTACTATCTCTAAAAGATGAAGGACTATTGTAATTATAAGTTCTAACAATATTTTTTCGCTTAATTGTAACTTCATTAAGAACTAAAAATGATGACAATCTTACTGCCTGCTTCTTATTACCTACCAATACTCCTAGCCTACGTATACCATACATGCGCATCATAGAGTCCTTAAGAAAGTTGTTTACACCACCATCACGCTCCTCTGCAACCTCCTCACATATATTAACGAAATGAATGAAATAGTCGTCTAATAGCGCAACATCTTCTTCTTGATATCTATCTAAAGCCTCAAGTAATACGTCACTAGAAAATATACACAATTCTATTATGCCATGCTGGGTTAGAGAGAATTCTCCTAGGCACTGCAATAGACCCCTGAAGTGTATCTTCAGTTTATCATCCAATTCGCGCAAGTTTTTTATGGCTTCTAAAAATTCATATGTTTTTTCTGTATCATTCTTCTTCTGCGTAAACATATTTCTGCCTAAAACTTCCTCTAATCTAGAACTCAACTGATGAGCTCGTATATTACTCAAAAACTTGCTACCCGTATTTAGTTTATTTTTCAATAAATTATAAATAGACGGAAATAGCCTAACTAGCCATTTAATGTTTTTAGCTGAAAACAACATCTTAGGTATCGTATAAATACATGTCTTTCTGTGACGATAATGCTTTCTTAGTAACCCCAAAGAAACTAAACCCTTAATCTGCTTATTAGTCCATTGCCTAGTGATGCCAGCATTAGCTCCTATCCGCGCCTGACTTGCAAAAATACCTCTATTAAAGATCGCCATGAAAAAAAAGTAGTCCAGTAACCGTATCTTGCAGGCTGAAAGACTAAAGAGAATATGCTTTAAATTAATACTTGGAATAGAAAATCCTGGCTCACACAGAAAATCATAATTTATCTTATTATTTTTGTCTAGAATGCTTGATTTATAACTAAAAGTAGTATACATTTAAATCCTCAATTTAAGGTACTATAACGAAATGTGGTATCATTTAAGTCCTCAAGTTGTTGATGGCGGCTTGTGTACATTATGCTCCTTTTTTTTGTAATTGAGCATAAATAAAGAAGATCGTAGCGCTAGGCCATGCGATCTTTTTTATTTATATGCTCTTATTTTAATTTCAAATCCAAAACCATATTTTGTTATTTTTTTCAAATTACCAACAAATGTAACTTGTTTTTGTTAATTAATCCAGAAGCTCTTACAATTTTCATAACCTATCTCATAGTACTTTTACGTGCTGTCTTTTTATTTCTTATTATTCTCATATCTTTCAGCTTATCCTTGTTCTTCTCCTTAAAAGCGTCTAAGGACCACTTAAAGTAAAATCTATATCCATCATCAAGCACTAAATCAGGAACTAACTTGCCTAATGCATGCCAACGTATAAGCGATTGCTTGCTAATGCCAAGATATTCGCTAGCAGACTTAACCATCAGTGTATTCTTTCTTAAAAAGTCTTTCTGCTCATCTACTGTCATCACTTTAAGACGTTCCATTATATAATCTGGAATAAACATTATTATCCTTTGTATTTTACTGCTTCTATAGATGTATCAAGCTTTAATTAGTTGATTTTTATGCGCAACCATGGTACTATTTCTATATAAACTATACGATGTATACAGACTATCACAAAAAGCATTAAATACAACAATATTTTATTAATAACTAATCGACAAAAAAGTTATTGAAATCTAAAAGGAAATATATAGAAGAAAGTAAGTAATTTGATAACATTTATACACAATATCATTAAAGTTAATTTAACTCCGTAGGGAAAAATGAAAAATAAAAAGGATTTATCTCCAGAAGCTATAGCAAAGCTTTTAGAATCTGTACCGGCAGAAGACTGTAAGGACTACTTAATTCAGTTACATGATGAATTGGGACTAAAACATAATGACGCCGCTCATGATCTTAGAATAAATAAAAGAATCATAGATAACTATGTCGGAGAATTAGGGGAAATAGATAATTTAACTAAAAGGCAAGAGATAATAATTAAGATCTTTTACTGTAAATATCTAATCGAAGCGCATCTTGGATTGGCCGAGATATCTAAGCTAATCTTAGGTCTCCAACGACTATTAAAGATAGATAAAATGTTTCCAGAAGATTGTAAAACGCTTGAAAAGATTTACTCATCGCGCCAAATAATGATCGAATCTTTTGGGCAAGAACTTATAGAGTTATTAAAAGAAGAAGCTGATGGAAAATAATAATACCGGCGTTAACGCTGCAAAACAAGCTATTACTAGAGACGACATGAAAAAGCTACAGGAGTATTTCCTAAAAAAGATAGAGCTTCTAGAAAATACAATTAAAGATATTGAGTCTGAGAATAAAGCTATAAAAAAAAATACCAATGAAATTACTAATGACGAGATGCATTCTAAAGAAATAGATAAGCTTGCTGAGGCACTTTCTGTAGCACAACAGTCAATGACTATAGCAGCTAAAGACTCTAGGGCTCATAACTCAGTGTATGCACGTTTCCCGGATCTAAAAAGAGCAGCTGATCCAGCATTAAATAAAAATGGACTGTCTGTAACGCAACTATATCATAATGATAAAATAGTAACGCTTCTTATTCATTCGTCTGGGCAATGGATAAAATCTGAAGTTAATGTAAAAGACTATATTAATCCAAACACAAGACTATCAAGACAACAAGAGTTTGGATCAACAAGATCTTATCTAAAAAGATATGCCTACCAGGATATAACAGGCGTAGTTGACGAAAAAGAAGATGACAATAATGGATATAAATAACATGACAAAAAAGGAGAAGCCATGCTCAATTTCAGTTTTATTTCATCTTTAATAACTCTATTTATTATTTTCTTTGCCATGCTAAAAATTAATCATAACTATAGATTAATAGTTAATGATTTAGAGGATGAAATAGAAAAACTAAAAATAAATAATCATTCTGAACTAAAACGCATAGAAGATATTGTTATTCATAACCGACATGCCATTCATAAACTATCTAAACCCAAAAGAAGGGTGTCAGCGACACGAGTGTCAGCGATATCTACTAAGACAAGAGGAGAGAAAAAATGATCGATTTTAGTTGCCTTTTGTTTGTAATACCAGTAATAGTTCTCTTTGCGAATGAAATTAAGAAGCTTAAAGTTAAATTAAACTCTGAAGTACGGCAATTATTGGACGAATTAGAAAACATAAAAAAAAGAAACAATTATAATTTTACTAAACTGGAAAGCCTAACCGAAGACAACTTCCCGAAGCTTAAGAAGAAAATTACATCTCATGCAAAGATAATTAAAAAAATACAGATGAATTTAATTTTTTTAAAGCGGACAGTATCTCCAAAATAATTTGCATAGAAGACATTCTCGAAGATCTAACAGAAAGGGTTGCCAATAAGAATCTATCTAAGAATCTATCACCTGATAAATACTTACCCAAGCAACGAATTAAACCAAAAAAAAAGACACTTGTGTCAAAGATTCTTGAGTCAAAGACTTCTAAAAAAATATAGAACACACATATTTAAGACATACGTCTTTAAAGTCTTTAGGTTAAGTAAATAATTGTTAGGCTAATTAATATGATAGATCGTTATTCACCTCCAACAAGACTAACCAAACTTCCTTATAAGACCATCGTTAGATTTCATGGATCATCCAATATCACATACTGGGTACAAACAAGCAAAGATTCAAATTCTCCAGAATGGAAATCACCTGACAATATACTAGGATCAATTTTTAAAAACTTGCTTTACGAAGAAGATTTCATACATTTATGCTTAGATATCATTGATAATAAAACTGACTACACTATTAGTAACATAAAGGATAAAATATGAAAAAATATAATAAGCCATACGCTATAATAGCATTAGCCATTATAATTTCATTATTTTCTGGAATATCTACTTACTATGCAGTTAAATACTACGTATCTATAAATCCAATAAAAAATGTTCCTAATAAAGAAGTGAATGTATATCTTGTTCTTGATAACCAACACGCTTCTAAAATAATCCAAGACGATATAGTAGACGCAAAACCATTACTCGATAATACTTATACCCCAAGAGAATCAATATAAATAACGAGGGGGCTTATAACGTTATAAGCCCCAAGGTGGGAAAAAAGGAAGGAAAAGCCTACTAAGAAACTATCTTCCAAGTGGTAAATCACTAATACTACTAATCTTATCCGGAAATTTCTTATCCCTACTAGACCTATTCTTGTATTCTTTTTGACTAAACACAAGCTCTGCAAACTTCTCGTCATCTAACGGCATATTTTCTACACCAAAATCCTTAAGCTTAGGCATCCATTCAACTCTGAGATCTTCAACAATATTATCTATATTGTGTTGCAATACCCAGCAAATCAATCTCTCTATTTCAGACTCATATTCTTCTTCAAAAAACTTATGCTTAAGTATTTTACTCATAGTTTTAGTAATCTTAAAAACTATCTTATCATCTATACTTATTTTCATTTTATCTCCTATTAAATTCCAGCTGATACTAAAAAACCACCTATCCAAGTATGAGTAGCACCTATTCCTATAGTCTTTGTAGCTGCATCTGTAACAATTGAACAATTAAATCTAGCTAGATCACCAGATGTCATACGAGCAAAAACTGTATAAAACAATGTTTGCTCTCCTTTATATACCAATGCTGGATTTATTAACTGATATGTTTGACTGCTTGTTACTACGCTTACTGGATCAACATAAATAACCGCTGGAGGATCTGGTGGTGGATTTTCTAAATCAGTCAATAGTATACTTAAAGTAAAGTTATAAAGACCTGATATTGGAGCTGTAAAATAAGCATTAGTACCTGTACCACTACCAGGATAAAAATCACCACCAATATCATACTCTTCTGATAATGCTACATTTGCTCCTAGCCAATACGTTGTACCATCTCCAGTCATATTTGCAATACTAGTATTTTGATATGCTCTAAAAGCACTCAAATTAGCACCCGTATATTCAATATTTATATTACTAATACCTGAACTATCTATATCTATAGTTCCAGAAGATGATGTTAATGTACCAAAACGTGGTACGGCAAAACTACCACCTCCCATCAATATAGTACCTAGGGCTTTTCCATATGATATACCAAGTATATTATCGTTTCCTACTTCCATAATGCGTGGATATGTAGCAGAATTTGGAGCAGTACCGTAAATTCCAGCAACATAACATCTATTAGGAACAGCTGGGTCTCCAGCATCTGTTCCTATATACGTAGTGTTCTTCATACCTGATGTACCAGTATGACCTATACATATGTTACCATATGTTGATGTAGTTAAATTAGCACCTGAATTATAACCAATACCAATATTTTTTTGTCCTTCTGTCATTGACCCAAGAGCATTAGCTCCTATTGCAGTATTATAACCATTTGCAATACCATAACCTGGAATAAATTCTACAAAATTCCTTAATGCATGATGTCCTATTGCAGTATTAGCTTCAGATACTGTAGTAGACATAAGAGTTTCATCTCCTAATGCTACATTATAAGCTCCTGTTGTGATGCTTGATAATGAACTATGTCCTATTCCAGCGCAACTAGAAGATGTCAAAGTCCTATTTCCAGCAGATTCTCCTAGAAAAGTATTATATGTACCATAGTTATGCATAAAATCACTACCACCAAGAGAATACATTCCTTCTGTAGCACCTGCATTAGTAACAGGCTGAGAAATAGACTTATTTAAATTCATTGTACCAACTGGATCTATATTAAGATTATCTCCTGCTAATACACCACCTCCTCCTCCAATTGCCTCAATATTTATCGAATTAGATCCATTAGTAATTGCTATAGTTCCACCAGTAGAGGTTAAGTTAGCCCAAATAGGAGCACCTAAACTTGATCCAATTAAAATCTGACCATCCGTTCCTTCACTAGCACTAAATTGACCAAGAGAACTTATCTGAGCTACACCAGGTCCTATTGCAGGAGTAATTAGATTTCCATTTATAGTAGCATCTGATCCTACTGTAAGATCTGAACCAGCTGTCAATGTAGTTCCTGCTGATAATGATCCAGATACTGAATTTATATCTCCTGTAGCAGATATTGTTGATCCTGCAACAATAGACGTTGTAGCTGTAATAGATGTACCAGCTGTTAATGATCCTACAAGTGAAACATTATCATCCAAATTAACTGTTACTGTAGGTCCCGTAGGATCAACTGTTGTTATATTAGTACCACCATCTACTTGTGTTACACCAGTAGTTCCTCCGATACTTGATATAGTTATCTGACCAGGCGTAGTAGTATCATCAATAGTTACATTAGTTCCTGCATTAAGATTAGCCCATGCCGGTGCTCCTGATCCTGAAGATATTAGTAACTGTCCTACTGTACCAACAGATGAACTAAATACTCCTAATGCTGAGCTTTGTATTACTCCTTCACCTAAACTAGAGACCGTTAATGTAGTGCCAACTGTTGTAGCTCCTGTAGATATTAAATCTGTTCCTGCTGTTACTGTGGTTCCTGCCTGAAGATATCCCGAAACACCTACATCGTTATCTAGATTAATCGAAACTGAACTAACTCCAGAAGCTACAGTATTAAGATTAGTTCCTCCTAATATATCTATAGTACCTAGAGCTGATGCTGTAGCTGTTCCAGAATCAGTAGGTATAGATGTTAAACCAGCTCCTCCTCCTCCAGTAGATCTAAGATCTAAAGTTGCTGCTCCCGCAGTAAAAACTACAGTTCCATCAGATGATGTTAATGTATACCAAGCTGGAGCACCAGATGTATTACCTATCATTACCTGGCCATCTGCTCCACTATTAGCAAAAAGTAACCCCGAAGAATCTGATTGAACTACTCCTTCCGCTAGACTCGCTATAGTTGCGTCTCCAGCCGTTAACGTTAAATCTCCTGCCAATACAATATTATCATCCAAATTAACCGTTACTGTAGGACCTGTTGCATTTACTGTAGTTACATTAGTACCACCATCTACTTGCGTAATGCTTCCAGATCCTCCAGTCAAAAGAGTCCAAGTAGAAACCTTGTTTCTCTTATCAGTAAGCATATAGATATCTTCTGTATACTTAACTAACCATATCTCGCTTATAACAAAACCCGCATAATCATTTGGTGTAGGCGCTCTGTCCTCATAGCGAAAATTAGGCGGAAATGGAGCTGCAACTCCTAGATATGCCAACCCTGACTTCATACTAACTCCAATCAAATTTATTTATCTAAACATCACTCGTTGCAATTTTACCATTAATAGCCGTAGCAACCCACCTTGATGAATTATCATATGCAATACCGTAAATATTAGTTGTTCCAAAACTGCTAGTCTGATGCGTCCATGTAGTACCATCACTACTAGTTGCTAGCTTTCCACCTCCTCCAACTGCTACAAAATATCCATTACCATATGCTACCTTGTAAATAAAGTTACTGCCAAAACCGCTCGTTCTTGATGTCCATGTTCCAGTCGGATCTGTTGCTGTATAAATTAACCCATTTCCAGATGTATCTTTACCTACTGCTACCCATAAAGAATTACCATAGCAAATACCATAAAGCGTTCCTCCTGTAGAACCACCAATAACACGCTTAGTCCATGTGCTAGTTGGATTAGATGCCGTTGATATTACTAGCTCCGAAGAAGATCCATCATGAACGCTTACCCAAATAGAATTACCATAAAAAATATCATACGTAGTTGACACCCCACTAGCCTGAGTCCTGACCGTCCATGTACCCGTTGGATCTGTTGCCGTGGATACCCTTCCTGACTCTCCTCCAATTACCCAGTTAGTACTTCCGTCATAAAAGACGCTATAAATAGGATTAGTCCCAAAACTGCTTGTTCTTGATGTCCATGTGCTCGTAGGATCTGTTGCCGTAAAGAGCTTGCCATCACTACCTACATTTACATATAAGCTATTTCCATAATGGCCACCACGAATAGTACTTGTACCAAACCCAGATGTTCTTGATGTCCACGTTGTACCATCACTACTAGTTGCTAACCCTCCCGAATCAGACAGAGCAACCCATTTCCCATTACCATGATAAACCCTATCAATCCACGCAGAGGAACTAAAAGGATTTGTTCTCTGAGTCCATGTCGTAGGACCCGAATCACGCCTCCTCTTACTAGATAATCCATAAAAATTCATAATAACTCCTAATTATGCCTCGAGGTCGCCCCCGAATTGCCACTCATCCGTAGCAATCTTGATCATAAAACCAGTTGAATAAATCTTGACCGTAGTCAATGCACTATCTGCTGATCTTAATGTAGGAGGAGCTGCCCCGGTAAAAGTTACCTGACCTGCGCCACCCTGGCTAAATCCTATCTGAGTACCAATCGGGAAAGCTACGCTGGAATTCGTTGGCACCGTTACCGTAATGTCAGAAGCATTAGTAAATGTTAAAAACTTTCCAGCATCAGCAAGAACCAAAGTATATGTAGTTCCCGTCTGATTATTTAATGTAGTTCCAGTAGATGCTACCGAAATAGAATTAGAACCATTAGTTACACTTATCCCTGTTCCTGCACTTACAGTAGACCAAGAAGGAGCTCCTGAGCCAGACGATATTAAAACTTGACCGTCACTGCCCTCACTCGAACTAAAAACTCCACTACTAGAACTCTGAACTACACCGCGGCCTAAACTAGAAACTGTTAATCCTGTTGCTGCCGTTACACTTCCCGTAAAAGAAGGTGAAGACAGGTCAAGATCACTATCACACATAGTTATTGTTCTTGTTGTAGCAGTAGCAACCGAAGATACCTGAAAGGCTAAGTTCTTAGAGTCATCCGCATTGTCATAAACCCTGAAGACACTATCATCAAACTCACTTCCAGTTACTGTTCCTGAACCAGCCGAAATAGATGGATATAAACCCCTTAAATCAACCGAATTTACTTCCGTCCAGGTTCCACTACTTAAAGTTGAATGATGCAAATTATACTGAGCTATCAAGAAACCTGTTCCTCTGAACTCTGCCGGTATACTAAAATTAGCATATTTCTTACTGTCTCTTTGAACCCTAGCGGAGGTGGTGTAACTACCAGAAGGTAAATTAACCATTAACTTACAATCAGACCCATCTTCACTAACAACACCCCATATAACTAACGAGAAATATCTTCCAGACATACTGTCACCATCAGAGTCCGTAAGAAGATCATTCAGATCAGTAACTTTATCAAAGGCAGTCGTAGAATCATTAACCACATAATAATCAGGTGTTCCTGTAAATGCCGGAAATGTATGCTTATGCAACTGATAAACAATACCAGCAGTAGACGTAAATATTACATTATCCTTTGCAGAACCATTTGTTGTTATTGTTAATGTAGGCGCTACGTCACTAATCCATGTAGCATTTTGACTCCTTATCCATGAATTCAAATGAGCCACATGACCCTGTTCGTGAGAATCCTTAACATGATCTGTCCAAGCATGCACCTTATAAGGACCATCTGTCTGCAATGATGCCGCACTCTGACAATAAACAGTAGCCAATGGACAATGCTCAGCACTAGGAAAATCACTAGTACTTACCGTTAATGTCTTTGTAGACTGCAAAAAATAAATATAATTTATCTGCGGAACAGTATCCGTACCCGCCGTCAAAGATATTGTATCAGCCGGAGTTGTATCCCAAGAATAAAATCCATCACTAAATACACATGTCAAATCCCCACCACCTGATTTTTCTACTGAAAATGTAATCGTAGTACCATCAGAACTTACACTCACCACAGGACTCTCTATTATAGCTCCATTCCAACCATGAACAGCCGTCGTCACCATATTAGAATCAATATCTATGTTTATAGTACCTGCACCATTAGTGACATCTAAATATGTACTAGTTATATTGCCTAAAACAGGATCTGAACCCACTGACCCAATTGGAATCTGACCATTCGAGGCCACACCTAATGGTGTTATTGCACCAGTTCCAGAACCTAAAAGTAATCCATGATCAGTTAAAGTAGATACTCCAGTTCCACCTTGAGGTACATCTAGAGTAGTAACTGACCCCAACTGCCCATTACTATCAACCAAAGTTACATTTAATGTTCCACTAGGTGTAACTCCATAAATACCAGCTATGTAACACGCATTTTGTTGCGAATCTCCAGAACCAGTTGTCCCAATTCTGATTTTATTCGATTCTCCTGTAACACCCATATTACACAATAAAATATTAGATGACTCTGAGCTAGTATAATTATATCCAGAACCATAAGCAGGATTTCCCATTCCTAGGGCCAGATTGTCTTTTCCAGAAACCAAATTGGCCAGGCATCCATACCCAAATGCAGTATTCTCTTCCCCTGTGGTCAATCTATATAAGGTATTACTACCTACTGCAACATTCAATTTCCCAGATGTACATGTTTTTAACGTATTGGACCCGCAACCGACGTTTTCATAGCCAGTACCAGTAAGTGACTGTAAGGAATTTATACCAATACCGACATTATGATAACTTCCGACAGGATAACCTCCCGTATTTAAGGTAAAGTTTCCAGAATTTTCGCCAAGAAAAGTATTCTTATACGTCGCATGTCCATAAGTATGTAATAACCTAGAACCATTCTGAATAATCTGACCAACTGATGATGTCGTTATTGGTAACTCAATATTTCCGGCCGTTACACTCCCAGTAGTAGTCAATGACGTTAACGTTAAGTCCATTGTAGAACCTAACTGACCGTTATTATCTATTATAGCAGCATTAATAGTTCCAGAAGGAGTTCTACCATAAATACCTGCTACATAGCATTTATTCTGCTGATTATCTCCTGATCCATCACGCCCTATCCTTATTACATGACTCTCTCCAACAACTCCCTCATTATAAATACATACATTATAACTTTCTGAGCCTGTATACGCAGAACCTGCTCCAGTTAAAGCTCCAGAAAGTGTTCCTATTAAACAGTTACCATCTCCAGATACCAAATACTGGCCGCTACCCTTACCAAAAAAAAGATTATAATCACCTGTTGTTAATGCCGCTCCTGCTCCTTGGCCAAAAGCTGAATTCGCTCCAATGTTACCAGTATAATGACCTAATGCAGTAGACCCGACAGCTGTATTAGAATTAGCATGATTACTAAGTGAGCCTAAGGCGTTATAACCTATACCAACGTTATAAGTAACATCTGCAGTTGCAAATGTCGTATTCCCAGATCCCTTACCTAAAAATGTATTATACGATCCATAATCATGAATAAATCTATTTCCACCGAATACTATTGTTCCTTGCGTACCACCCGAATTTGTATTCGGTAACACTATATTACCGCCAGTCGTTGTAATATCTGTTCCCGCTGTCACTGAACCTACTAAATTAATACTATCATCCAGATTTATTGTTACCGTATTACCAGCACTCGTAGTACCTAAATTTACGCCTCCTGCTATCGTTAAAACATTAGCTGCAGGAATTGCTGAATTTCCATCATCCGTTAAATACGACGTAGCTATACCAGAGCCAACACCTATAGTTATAGTATTTGGAGTACCCGTTGTTACTACTAAACCAGAACCCACAATATTTATATTTCCTGCTGCATCTGGTGATACTGCACCACCTACATCACCAGTTATAGATCTAACAAGGTCTATAAACCTATATTGACTTAATTGTGACATTTATCCCCCTATTCTCCGTAAGCTGTACACAAATAAACACTACCATACGATGGTGCAACTAAACCAAGCTGCTTAACATAAAAACTAGTTCCTATGCCTATATACCATCCAGTAGTATTACTAGTATTGTTGCTAACAACATCTATAACCTTATGACCATTTGCTGGTAATGGAAAATGGTCTTCAATACCATCAATAGAAAACTGAAGCGAAATATCAGTAAGATTATGCAATTCATACATCCTTATTGGCTTTGTAAGCGCACTTCCTATACTCATATAACTCGTTCCAATAGACCCAAAAGCTAATGATCGTTGAGGCTCCATTAAAAATCTTATTCCACAAGATAAAGACATAGACTCTCCTAAATCCTAAAAATTCAAATCAATTATTATAATATCCACTTACATACACTAAACCAGTGCCAACAGCTCCCCGGATATATAAAATAGTCCCCTTCCTTAGCTTCCCAAACGAATTAGATACACTCGCACATTTTTGAAAATTAATTTCTATGCTTCCACCAGACTTATAAACAAACTCATGATCATTTATTCCGTCATAAGAAATTATTACATTCGTATCAGAAGCATTTGTTATCCTTAAAAAGGATAACGCCTTTAAAAACGGATTTCCTATTTCTGTGTAACTACCCAATGCAATACCTGCCGTATCAACAGAACGCATCTTCATAGGTAAAATAAAATCATTAGACATTATTATTATCCTTTCAATAAAACAGGGGTCTAATTAATTAGACCCCTGAGCTTTTAGAAGTTATTTGTCCCACCACTGTGCGACAATTATAATCTATGTTTTTAAGTTAATTCTGCCTTAACTTCTTCTGCCTTTTCCTCTTCTTCGGGTCTAGATTCTTTTAATTTTGCCTTAGCGTTATCATGCCATCCACTGATTACCTCCATAGCCTGAAAAGCTGCATCAAAAGATTCTCCAAATGGAGCTCCAGCAGGAATACTAAAAACATATCTCCTATCATTCTTTATAACTTCAATATTAACACTTGAAATTATCTTAAGATCTTTGTCTTCCATATTTTCCTTCCATAAAATGAATAAATTATAATTATTAGTTATACTTCATAAATTCTAAATACTATTGTTAAATCTCCATTCAATGCCTGACTTCCACTGTTGTAAACATCAACCGTAAAATAACCAGCACCAGGTGTAACTCTTAAAATATTCATCAAAGCATCATTCGAACCAAGATTGGAAACTGAAGTTAAAATTAATGACGTAGTACTACACTCATTATTAGTAACCGTAAACTGTTGAGTACCACTACTTGCTGTTGTAAATCCTGTATATATAGCAGCTCCAACTAGCGCATTAACTGTAACTGTATCTGTAGCGCTTGTATCTCTAGTTGCCGTTGCCTCTGGAGCAGCAATTGTTATCGCATTAGAAGCATTTGTTATTGTTATACCAGTTCCTGCTGTCAATGTAGCTGCTGCTGGCGCGACTCCAGTACCCATAATCATAATCTGACCATCAGTTCCTGTAGTTGAAGATATTACTCCAGATGCATCTGATGTTAATACACCAAATCCCATGGCTCCAAACTTAACTACACCAGCAGTAACTTCAAAATTACCAGCTGATACTGTCAAATTACCTGGATTTACTACCACTGCATTAAATGTACCAGTACCACCTCCAACTGATATCCAATTAGATTTACCAGCAACTATGCTACTTAAAATATAAATATTATCACCACCAGACTGGTCTTCTTGACACCAAACAGTACCAATCTCAGCACGATTCTTACTTTTAGGTGCTATTTTAGATATTATTGGATCATTAAAAATTTTTATAAATGGACTTCCTACTCCATACGCTGTCTGAGACTTTCTATTTACACCCATTACAATCTCCTATTTAAAAACAAATTTTATTATATATACAGTAGATACCTTTGATAAAAAAACTTCAACATTTCATAACTTTAATATATAAAATTATATATAAATATAAGGGAATATAATGAAAGATAAGTCAGACCAAAAATCATTAATAGTAAACATACCAATACAAATTCATGCTAAAATAAAATCAATAGCTGCAATTAGAAATATTACATTAAGGAAACTAATTCTAAGATTAATAATTAATGAAATTAATAAGCATGAAAATTATAACTAAAAAAAGGCCCTAATCATAATAACCAGAGCCTTAACAGCGTTAGGAGCAAATTGATAAAATTTATAACCAATATCATACTTAACTCTATAAAACTTTTTATCGAGTTAGTGCTAGTTTCATTTCTTACTATTTTTTATATTCCAACATTGTTTTTCAATTCTCTTTTAGAAATAGCAACAGACTTAGTCGAAATATTAATACATATTATTGATAAGATTAAATTTTTAAAATAAATTAATAAAAAGACCTTATCTTTTATTCAATAATAAGGTCTTCGAAAGTAAGCTAAATTGATAATATTTATAATATTTACAATCGTACTTTATATAATTTATTCAATACTTTTATATGTTTTTTTCCTCGACAGTGAATAACTTATCAAGAAATCCTCTCTTCAGGACCAAGTACAAACCCATCATCTTCACTATCAAGCTTAACTATCCCTTTAATTGCTCTTTTAGCCATTGGAATACTCCCCATAGATATGGACTTACCTAAATCTAAAGCATGCTTCCTATAAGCTGGAGAGAATATAAAGGCGTCTGCTT